ATGTGATTGCTACTGTTCAACATGGGAAGGATGCAGCAGAAGCAAGAGAAAGGGGAGATACTATACAGGCAGCTTTATCTACCATGAAAGCTGGCCTTGCTGGTGGTTCTGCGTTACCAGGTGTTGATGCAATTCCATATATTGCTGAGTTAGGTGTAGGAGCTTTAGAAAGAACAATATTAGGTGACTACCTTAATAGGAACGAAGCAGAAGCGCCAGGTTCCACTTATGTTGAAGATCCTGACTATGATCCACAAGCAGTCCAATCAGTTATTAATGAGGAAAGTAGAGCGGTACAAGACGCAATTAGAGAAAGCCAGCAGAGTGGACGCTTGAGTAGATTCTTTAGGAGTGCGGAAGGAAGCGGTATAGATTTAGATAAAATAAAAGAGGATGAAAGGGCTGGTGAATTTGGTGCAAAATTTTATACACCAGCACATACTTCATCCGGTATGGGAGTAGATAGTAATATTGCTCAAGCTCTTGCAACAGGAGTGATAGATAGAGGTCTTGCCCAAGCCCTTGGTATACGCACGACACCATTTGGACAAACCACAATATCTCAAGAAGGATTACCTCCTGGTGTTCCTTTCCCTGAGAGTGTAACTGATTTGCCACAAGAAGTACAAGAACCTTGGGAAACTAGGGATACATGGGAAGCAGCTATAAATCAAATATTGCCTGAGAGTGTAACTGATTTGCCACCTGCTGGTGGGCTTCCTCCACTACCTTATCTTGGTGATGCAGAGCAGTTTGTAGAGATGGGGGATCTATTTGGTGGAACTACAATGGGTGTTTCTCCACCAGTACAAGAAACTCCCGCAAGCGTTCTTCCATCTGGTTTTGGTGGTAGAGAACTAGCTAATATGGGTGGCATTTCCCTAGCAGAGCCCGGAAGATGGTCAACTGTAGAAACTACACCAGCAGAAGATAAAGAACAGTATATGGCAACACAAGATGCTCTAGCAGAACAAGATCGTATAAGAGAAGAGAATCGTATAGCAGAAGAAACAAGACTGCAACAAGTTGCTGAACAGGCGAAACTGGATCGGGAAAGACAGGAGAAGGCTGCATCAGATGCTAGACAGGCAGAAGAGGCTGCACGTAGAGCGCGAGAGCAGCATGAAGCTACAGCCAATAGAATAAGAGAAGAGGCTATAAAACACGATAAACAAGTACAAGCAGATGATAAAAAAGCTATTGCGCGAGAAAATAGACT